TTATACATGGAGACATACACTCCCGCAATCAAAAAATTGCTGGACTTAAATCAAGAAATCAGGCAAAGACTTTCATCTATGCACTCTTGTACGGAGCAGGAAATAAAAAACTTGGACAATTGGTTGGCGGAAGCGAGAAGGCTGGCAGAAGCATTAGAGAACGCTTCTTTGCTAATCAACCAACATTTAAGGCTCTTCGAGATAGAGTTACAAAAGCAGCAACGAAGGGATACTTAAAAGGAATTGACGGAAGACGAATACATATAAGAAACGTACACTCTTCTTTGAATAGTTTATTACAAGGTGGTGGAGCCATAGTAATGAAGAGAGCTTTAGTTATGTTAGATGCTAACGCTAAAGACGAAGGATTAGATTATAAATTTGTTGCTAACATCCATGACGAATGGCAAGTGGAAGTTAAGACAGAACACACAGAACAATTCGGGCAACTAGCAGTGCAAGCCATTAAAGATGCTGGTGATCATTACAAAATGCACTGTCCATTAGATGCCGAATATAAAACAGGAGAAGACTGGAGTGAAACACACTAAAGAAACACAAAGAAAAGGTACTAAAGCAGTAAATCCTAGAGGGTGTGAAGTTAAAAGATGTGTACAATGTTTAGTTGATATCGTTTATCCTGATAATATTAACCCTTCTAATTATAGAAAGTATAAATATATCTGTAGAACTTGTAGTAATAAAATAAAATACCAACAAGAAAAAATAAGAAGGCAAAATAAAAAAGTTGGAAGCAGTCAGCACATCGCTGATATGTTAGACAACACCAGATCAGGAGCAAAGAGAAGAGGAATTGAGTTTTCTTTAACAAAGAAAGATATCAAAATAACAGAGTTCTGTCCTATACTTAATATCAAATATGAATTGAACAAAAAAAATGTAACATGGGTGTAATTCTCCATCCATTGATCGAATAGATAATAATAAAGGATATATAAAGGACAATATAATTATTGTATCGCTTATGGCAAACTCAATTAAGAATCAAGCAACACCTGATCAAATACAAAAGGTCGCAACCTTTTATAAAAAATTATATAAAGAAAGAGGAATAGCTTATGGCTAAGAAGAAAAAAACATTAGACACACTCGTACAAGATATATACGACAAACTTGACACACTTACAGAAGGACAATCATTAGGAGTTTCAGAAGAAACAGCCACAGCTTTCGGTGAAGCAATGAAGAATGCTTTACTACATTGGTCTGGAGAACATCCTGTTAACAAACCTACCTTGAGAATGTCAAACGTAGGTAAACCCAACCGTCAGTTGTGGTACGACATGAAAGCTACAGATCAGAAAAATTCTTTCTCTGCTTCAACACAGATTAAGTTTTTATATGGACATATCTTAGAAGAAGTCGTATTGTTTTTAGCTAGACTAGCAGGACACGAAGTAACTGACGAACAAAAAGAAGTTAAAGTACAAGGGATTAAAGGCCACATGGATTGTAAGATTGATGGTGAAGTAGTAGATGTTAAGACAGCTTCAGGTTTTGCATTCAAGAAATTCAAAGACGGCACACTACCTGACAACGATCCGTTTGGTTACATGGCACAGATAGCAGGGTACGAAGAAGCAGAAGGAACAACACATGGTGGATTCCTTACTCTTAATAAAGAGAACGGAGAACTTGCTTTGTTTAGACCACAAGAACTAGACAAACCTAATATCGTACAAAGGATTAAAACTTTAAAGAAACAGATTAAACAAGATACTCCACCTGAGAAATGTTATGCTACTGTAGCTGATGGAGTTTCGGGCAACATGAAAATTGCTAGACCTTGTGTATGGTGCAGACATAAGTTTGTTTGTCACGCAGACGCTAACGATGGTGAAGGTTTAAGAGTATTTAAATATTCTAAGAAACTTGAGTACTTGACAAATGTTGCAAAACTTCCACGAGTTAGAGAGGTAACAAATGAATGGAAGAAAAGCTAAGAGACTTCGGAAACGTGGTAAAGAAATACTAGTTGAATGGTTGTATTCAATCATACCTGATGAAGAAGATAAACAACAGATCAACATAAACAATATCGAAGAGTATTTATCTGAGCAGACCCACATATATACGAATAGGAAATTTTTACTGAGTGCTTTCTCATTGAAATGGATATACAAAAAGGTAAAAAGAAATCCCGATTTAACATTAGAACAATTAAACAGAGAGTTACAACAATAATAATGACAACAAATGAAGAAAAAGATTCTGTAGAAATAGATATTACTTCTATTCCTTTAGACGAATTAATTACAGCAATAGGTGGTGTACTTTTCTCAGGTACAGAGTTATATGAAATAGATACTGTGCTGTTACATAAACTTAAAGATCTTTTAAACACAGAGATAAACTTACGAGAACTTGGAATGGATATGCCAACAGACGAAACGAGACACTAATGAAAAGAAAACCAAGAAAGAAACGACCAGTAGAAAAAGGACTACCTAAAGGATACGATTCCAAATGGGAATATGATCTACACCAGGAAGAACTACAACATTGGGAACACCACAAAGGAATCATAGAGTATAGTATTCCACACAAGTATCATCCTGACTTCATCCGTATCTTAGAAGATAAAGTTATTTATCTTGAAGCAAAGGGTAGGTTCTGGGATTATGCTGAATACAATAAGTACAAATGGATTAAAGAGATACTACCAGATGATTGTGAATTAGTATTCTTATTCTCTAATCCTTCAGCACCTATGCCTAATGCAAAAGTCAGAAGAGACGGAACAAAGAGAAGCCATGGTGAGTGGGCCTCAAAGAATGGATTCAGATGGTACAGCACAGAGAGTTTACCTAAAACTTGGAGAGAAAACAATGGCTAAAATGATTTACTACAACGAGGAAGAAATGAAAGACTTAGTTAACCATCCACCACATTATAACAAAGGCGGTATAGAATGTATAGATGCTATCGAAGCTATGCTTACACACGAAGAATTTGTAGGCTACCTACGCGGCAACTCTTTGAAATATCGCTGGAGATTTAAATACAAGAACGGAATACAGGATTTGGAGAAAGCAGAATGGTACGAGAAAAAATTGATGGGAGTTTTAAAAGATGAAGAACGAGACTAAACTACCCACACAATATCAAGAGTTCATACATCTAAGTAGATATGCTAGATGGAATGAAGAACTTAACAGACGAGAGACTTGGCAAGAGACAGTTGCAAGATACTTTGACTTCATGCAAGAACATTTAAAAAAGAATCATAAGACTGATATATCAGATCTTAGAAAAAGATGTTTAGAACCTGATGTTCTTAATCTTAATATCATGCCAAGCATGAGAGCCTTAATGTCAGCAGGTAAAGCATTAGAACGCGACAATGTTGCAGGGTTTAACTGTAGTTATGTTGCTGTTGATACACCAAGAGCCTTTGATGAAACACTTTACATACTTATGTGTGGTACAGGTGTAGGCTTTAGTGTTGAACGACAGTATATTAATAAACTTCCTGACCTTCCTGAAGAAATACACTACACTGATACTGCAATAAAAGTAGCTGATTCAAAGATTGGTTGGGCAAAAGCCTACAAAGAGTTTATGTCTCTTCTTTATTCAGGACAGATACCTCAGTGGGATCTAAGTAATGTTCGACCACAAGGAGCAAGGCTTAAAACATTTGGCGGTAGAGCTAGCGGTCCTGCACCTTTGGCTGATCTTTTTCAATTCACTGCTAATATATTTTTCGATGCAGTAGCTAAAGGACAAAAGAAATTAGTATCAATTGATTGCCATGATTTAATGTGTAAGATAGCAGAGGTTGTTGTGGTAGGTGGTGTTAGACGTAGCGCTTTAATCTCACTCAGCAACCTTTCAGACGAAAGAATGCGCAATGCTAAGTCAGGTTCCTGGTGGGAACATAGCCAACACAGAGCGTTGTCCAACAACTCGGTAGCTTATACAGACTCAGCAGAAATGGGAGCCTTCATGCGTGAGTGGTTATCATTATACGAATCTAAAAGCGGAGAACGTGGTATCTTTAATCGCAAAGCTGCAGAGAATCAAGCGGCAAAGAACGGTAGACGAGAAGAATACAAAGACTTTGGTTGTAATCCTTGCAGTGAAATCATATTGCGCAACAAACAATTCTGTAATCTAACTGAAGTTGTCGTTAGACCTGATGATACTTGGAAAACTCTTCAAGAAAAAGTAGAAGGTGCTGTAATTCTTGGTACATTCCAAGCAACCTTAACTAACTTTAGATACTTGACAAAGGCTTGGAAGAACAACACAGAAGAAGAAGCACTGCTTGGTGTATCTCTTACAGGCATAATGGACAACAAGAAAATGTCTACAGATAAAAATCTACCCATGAGATTACAAGCTTTAAAGAACGCAGCAGTTACAATGAACGAAGCTTGGGCAGCTATGTTAGATATTAAACAATCAGTAGCTATTACTTGTGTTAAACCAAGCGGTACTGTTAGTCAATTAGTTGATAGCGCTAGTGGTATCCATGCTCGACACAGTGAATATTATATAAGAACTATTCGTGCCGATAAAAAAGATCCTCTTGCACAATTGATGGTAGATCAAGGAGTCTATCACGAAGATGATATAACCAAACCAGAACATACCTTAGTCTTTTACTTTCCTATACAATCTCCAAAAGATTCTTTAGTTAGAAAAGACTTGACAGCTATCGAGCATTTGGAAATATGGAAAACATATCAGAACCACTGGTGCGAACATAAACCTTCTGCTACAATATCGGTGCGTGAAAATGAATGGTTGGATGTAGGCTCGTGGGTATGGAATAATTTTGATACTATCTCTGGTGTTTCGTTCCTTCCTTATGCAGATCATTCATATCAACAAGCACCTTACCAAGAAATAACAAAGAAAGAATATAAAGAGTGGTTAAAGAAAACAACAAACAAAGTTGATTGGTCTTTACTAATGGATTACGAGAAAGAAGACATGACTGAGAACACTAAAGAACTAGCGTGTACTGCTGGTGCGTGTGAGATAATATAACATGGAAGCAACCTTATTAACTTTTAAAATTGTACTAGATGTAAAAGGAAACATAGTATCTGATTTAGGTGGCCTACCTATTAAAGATGTTGACCAAGTTTTTAGAAATAAAAATGATGCTTATGTTATAAAGAAGATCATTCGTGAAGGTACTATCAAACTTCAAGGAATACACAAATACTTAGAAGATGAAGTCAATGCTATTCAATATGTGGACTAAAAACCTTCAAGGATTTTTCTTTTCCTTTGACTGAGATCTCATCTATTAATTTTAATTGGTGCTTGCTATTGAACATAGCAGTACTTTCTCCTATAAGAAGATCAACACCTACGTCTTTTGTTGCAGACTCAAGTCTTGCTCCTGTGTTTACTGCGTCACCAATAGCGGTGTAATCAAAACGTGACTCACTTCCCATGTTGCCTATGACAGCTTTGCCTGTGTTAATACCTATACCGATAGCCACTGGTGGTATTCCTTTATTTTTAAATTCTTTATTTAATTCTTCCATGTTCTTCATAATATCTAATGCACAATCAACTGCTTTTGTTTCGTGATCTAGTTGATCTAAAGGCGCATTGAATATAGCCATCATCGCATCCCCAATATATTTATCTACCATACCACCATGTTTCTGCACAGCTTTTTGTTGCGCGGTCAATGCTTTATTCATAATATAAGTGACATCCTCTGGTGGAAGAGACTCCGAAAGAGATGTAAAGCCTCGGACATCTGTGAATAAGAACGTAGCGTATTTCTTTTCACCGCCTAGTTTTAATAACTCTGGGTTGTTTTGTAGTTGTTTAACTTGACGAGGATCAAGGTAGTGTTCAAACTGTTTCTTAATTTGTTGTCTTAATTTGTACTGTTCTCTGAATCTTAAATAGAATGCAACAGTCGCAGTAATAAATTGAGCGATTAAAGTCCAAGTAAAATCTAATAAGATCCCGCTAGACTTTATAAAATATATTTCAGCATAGGCTGTACCACCCATTACCATCAATGCAAAGACTAATCCCCACGTAATGCCGAACAAATGCAGTATAAACCATACAATAGACACTGAGGCTACAAGTGTGAGTATCTCTACAGCCTTTGAATAGTCAGGGATATAAGGACTATCTTGTATAAGAATAGACTCAGACAAAGCTGTTTGAATCTTATGTGGTTCTAGTAATCCTACTGGTGTTGCCAACTGAGGCATAACACCTGCGGCAGTTACACCTACAAATACAAAACGATCTTTAATCATAGTTGTTTTATTTATTTCGGACAAACTAAACTGTGGTGTATCTACCCAAGAGATCCACTTACGACCAAGACTATCAGTAGCTACTGCTGGTATTCCTTTGACTCTAACTTCTTGTATTCCGTTTTCATTTGTTTTAATTAAATAAGTATCAGCACCTGCTAAAACTTTTAAAACTTCTGTGCCGTATGACGATACCCAGCCATCAGGAGTGCGCATCAACAAAGGCATTCGCCTAACCAATTGGTCTACATCTGTTGGTGCTACAGCTATCCCTTGATAGGCGCTGTTCTTTAAAATCTCTATGTTCTCTATAACACCTGTTGCTTTATATCCACCCCTGTCTTCACCTAAGATAACCGTACCTGTGGTTACAGGATATGTGCCGTTCTCGTTTTCAAAAGTAGCTAACACACTTGGAATCCTTTGCAGGCTTTCAGCAAAGACTTCATCTCCTCCCAGCCTGTCTTCTTGAGGGAATGCAATTACCCAGCCTACACCTATAGCACCTTGATTAATTAAAGTGTTCTGTATGTCTGCTAATTTTCTTCTTGGAAAAGGATAACCACCTTCTTGTTCCACGTCTTTCTCATTGATATTAAGTATAGAGAAATAACCAGAAGGTATTTTATCTTCGACAAGAGCATCGAATGTTTTTAGTTTTAGTATCTCTAATGGTGTCCAGTTATTAGCAGCAGGAGAAACTAAAAGAACTAAAAGAACTAGAAGTTTTAAATGTTTAATCATTTTGATTTATTGTTATTGTTTTATTACAGTTGTTACTGCAGTTATAAGTAGCTGTGATGCTTTTGTTGGTTGTTCCTGACTGTGTTGCAGTTACATTGTAATCGTCTGTATAAAAATTAAGTCTCATGTAATGATCACCACTGCCTGTTTGTGTAATGTCTGCGTCATTATCATCAGCAGAAGTGCTGGCATATATCTTAGCGTAGTGTTCACCACTTCCTGATTGAGTTATAGTAAACTCTGAATCGTCACCGAATGCTCTTATCTCACCTTCTTTATCATCCCCTGTCTGTGTGATCTTATAAACATTATCATCTCCTTGCATATATATTTCAGCATCGTTGTTGTTGCCGTCTTGTATAATATCCATGTCATTACTATCATCATCAGCGTCTATATAGCCAAAGTTATCATTACCGTCTTGGTCTATTTTGTACTCATTGCCTGTGTGATTAGCCACTTGACTATAGGCTCTAGCTGTGTTTCCTATGCCATTTTGATCTATATCTATCGTAGCATTTTTACATTTATGAGTGGTGTAATTGCCTTCCGATAAACCACACCATACTCTAGCTACATTGCTTGTACCTATTTGATCTATATAAATAACAGTTGAGCTTCCTTTTGTTCTAACCTCAGTAGAATTGTCTCCTGCATAAAGGCTCAAGCAAAAGAAACTAATCAGACTGATTAATAATGATCTCATTTTCTCCGCCTCCGTTCACTGTAATATTAATTAATTTACCTGCCGATAATATTTGTATGTTATAACCACCTGATTTATCCAATTCTAAATCTACTGTGTTCTCAACCTGTCTTACCAAACTTAAAAGCTCACCGTCTACAAAACTATATACTTGTGCGTCTTGATCAAAACCAGGAAGAATACCTTCCAGTTTTACACCGTCTATTTCTCCTTCAGATCCTTTATCTTTTCCACCTGCGGCTGTAGTCTCCATCATTTCTAGCAGATCTTGTAGGAAGTCTACTGCTAATAAGTCAATGTCTAGCCTTGTTATCTCTTCTTCTAGCTCATCTTTATCAAGGTCGTTATCGTCTAAATCATTCTCTTCTAATAAGTCTATGTCAAGAACATTGGTGGAACTTTGTGATTGTTCGTCTACTGCTTGTTGTACTTCGTCTGGTGGACTAACTATTAAAAGATTATCAATAAAGCTCAGTGTCATATTAACTAAGGTCACTGGTTTAGTTGGTGGACTCTCAGACATACTAACCATAGTGGCTTGATAAGGCTTATTAAGAACTTCTAAGCCAGCCATAGTTTCTACTGTTATTTCTCCTGAAGAACTGCCGTCAGGATTCGGCAAAAGAATTACTAAAGATCTACCTAGCTCATCTACTGTTGTTGTGAAGTCTGTTCCTCTAACAGCGACTGTAGCACTAGGTGTACGTATCTTAATGTTTTGTTTATCTATCTTTCCTAACGCACCTGTGATAAAACGTGCAGTACCACTAGCCATTCTGAGTGCTAGTTTGCTTTTAGATGGATCGGGATCGTAAATGTATTCGTCTATTATAATCTTGGAATGTTCTGTAAGTCTTATGATAGACTCATCGACAAACTTGACAGCAATGCGACCATTACCTGTCCGTATATCATCATAAGAAAAAATATCCAGTGCCAGTGTTGCAAGTAGCTTATCTCCTTCTGATTGTCTTAGAATCTCACCATTACCGCGAAGTTCTGAGATTTCGCCTATTTCAGCACATACGTTAGATGACGCTACTAAAAATAGTATTAACAGCCACTTGTACACTGATCTATATCTATAGTACCACTGCTTGTAGTCGCTGTTATCACAACAACATCAGATACCGAACCAGTACTATTGGTCTGATCTATGTCTATATTGTTTGTGCTTCCAGTGATAACTGCAGTAATAGCATGATCTGAGTTACCAGTCTGTGTAGTATCAATATCGTTTGAATCACCATCAACATTCCAATTGTTTATACAAC